AGGGTATTCGGATCGCACCATAAAAGTAGGCAATACGTTATAAAGTTGTTTCGATAATGCAAGACACACCTCGCCCAGTAACCGAAATAACGAAATCGGTTATTTTATCATTTTTATTCGCATTGCGCTATCTTCGTATTATCGTATTTGAATCATGGCTCTTATCAGCAGATCCGAAGCAGCACGCGCATTGGGCGTATCACCTGAAGCTGTGTATGCAGCGGTGAAAAGCGGAAGATTATCGGTCAAGAAAGACGCATCTGGCAAGCCTGTTGTCGATAGCGAAACAATGCGAGAAGAATGGGCCAGAAACACGCAAACAAGGATCGGTATCGGGCCTAAAGCTGCCGGGGCGGGTAAAGAAAAGAAGCCTTTACGCAGCCGCGAGGAGAGAATGGCCGCTGACAGTAACCAGCCAAGGATCAGTAAGACCCAGGAGTCGATTCCCGACTATGACGAGTCTCGCGCCCGTACCGAGCACTTAAAAGCAGAGTTACTTGAGCTGGACCGACAGCAAAAAGAAGGACTCTTGGTCAAAGCGGAGGATATTGCACTGGAGTGGTCAGAAATTATCACTCGTGCAAGAACGAAGCTATTAGGTATACCGACCAAAGCAAAACAGCGAATACCAGACTTAGATACAGACGCTATTGGTGTTTTAGATGATATTGTGCGCGAAGCCTTAGAAGATTTAGCTGGTGACAGCGAATAACGTAGAAAAGCTAAGAAAGTCAGCCGCTTTAGCGTTTAAACCGCCAAAGAAGATGACCTTAAGCGAGTGGGCGGACTCTTATGCGTACTTAAGTGCAGAATCAAGCGCAGAAGGCGGTAGATGGCACACGCTGCCCTATCAGAAGGGAATAATGGATGCGATCACAAATCCGAAGATCGAGCAGATCAGTGTGATGAAAAGCGCCCGTGTCGGGTACAGCAAAATCCTTAATCACGTCGCGGCTTTCCATATTCACCAGGATCCGTGTCCGATCATGATCGTGCAGCCCACGATTGAGGATGCACAGGGATACTCGAAGGAAGAAATCGCGCCAATGTTGCGTGATACACCTTGCCTCAAGGGTGTGGTAAGTGAGGCGAAATCAAAAGACGGAGCCAACACGATCCTTCAGAAGCAGTTCCCAGGGGGGAGCCTGAGCCTGGTAGGTGCAAACAGCCCCAGAGGGTTCAGGCGGGTCAGTAGGCGAGTGGTGCTATTTGATGAGGTTGATGGTTATCCACCTTCAGCTGGCACCGAGGGCGACCAGATCAAACTTGGAATCAGGCGTACTGAGTATTACTGGAACAGAAAAATCGTGGCGGGGTCCACTCCAACGGTTAAAGACTTCAGCCGTGTCGAGCGAATGTTTCTGCAGGGTGATCAGAGGCGCTATTTCGTTCCATGCCCTGACTGCGGCCACATGCAGTACTTGAAATGGGCAAATATGAAATGGCACGACAACGACCCCGACACAGCTAGTTACTGCTGCGAGAGCTGTGGCGTATGGATCCCAGCAGCAAAGAAACGTTGGATGGTTGAACGCGGTGAGTGGCGGCCCACCGCGCCTGGTAATGGTAAGCATGTCTCATTCCATATTTGGGCGGCGTATAGCTATAGCCCCAATGCGAGCTGGTCAACACTGGTTGAAGAGTTTCTTGATGCGAAAAACGACGCGGAGCAGCTAAAGACATTCGTGAACACTGTTCTGGGCGAGACATGGGAAGACGAATATGCGTCGAAGGTGGGCGCAGATGCTCTCAGCGAACGTTCAGCTGATGAAAAGTACAAGCAGGGCGTGGTGCCTGCGGAGGCATTGCTGCTGACTGTCGGCTGTGATACGCAGGATGATCGCTTGTCGCTCAGTGTTTGGGGATGGGGCCGCGAGGAACAGGGTTGGTTGATTGACAGAGTAAAAATTTACGGTGATCCGTCACGCAAGGAAGTGTGGAAGCAATTGGATGAGATTGTGCAGACTCCGTACAAGTCTGAGGATGGCCGTGAATTGAAGCCAATGGTGGTAGCCATCGATAGCGGCGGCCATCACACCAGCGAGGTGTATCAGTATGCAAGGGAGCGGCAGAGCTTGGGCGTTGTTGCGATCAAGGGCATGTCAACCAAGAACAAGCCGCCAATTGGCAAGGCAAGCAAGGTTGACCTGAATGCGCAGGGCAAGACCCTCAAGAAAGGAGCACAGGTGTTCCCGGTGGGATCGGACACGATTAAGTCATTGTTATTCGGCAGATTGAAGCACAACGATGTCGGCCCAGGGTATTTGCATTTTTATCCAACAGTCGATAAAGATTATTTTGAGGAATTAACCGCAGAGAAGCAGGTGCTCAGATTCAGGAACGGATTCCCTGAGCGAATTTGGGTCAAAAAGAGCAGTGCAAGAAACGAAGCATTGGATGAGCTTGTTTACGCTTACGCGGCGTTAAATCGCGTGTATCAAATCAAAGATCGTCGAACGCTATGGGATCAGATGGAAAAGTCACCCGAAGAACGAAAAGAGTCAAAACGTACAGCTTCGGCAGCGCGGACCCAGAAAAGTTTCGTTAATCAGTGGTAAGAGTTAGACTGCTCAATATCAAGTGACTTATGTAGATGGCAATCCCTCCATCCATAACAAGCGGCGTGGATGCGGTATGGGTTGATGCCGAGACTGTTGACGTGTTTGGCGATGCTGTAACCAGCTCCACTCACTCTCTGGTCTATTACTTTCGCCTTAACACCAATTCGCAGGGCTTAACAGCAACGGCGGTTGCTTACAACAGCGGCTGGAAGACTACGCTGACTGCTGCCGCGACTGGTTCAGCAGATCCCAGTCCTAACTGGTTTTTTCAAGCTGTTCTCACGAAGATCGGTGATAGCACTGTTCAGGAATACAGCCGAGGCCAGATTGACATTCGCCCTTCTTTGGCGTATACGGGCACACCTGGAGCGTTTGACGGCAGGACGCAGGCTCAACAGGACTTGGATGCAGTAAAAGCAGCCATCAGGTCCATCGTTTCTGGCGGCGCTGTTTCTGAGTACAAAATCGGAAGTCGTAATTTAAAGCGATACGATCTTTCAGAACTACTCGAACTGGAATCAAGATTGAAGTCTATTGTGGCAAAGGAGAATAAAGCCAAACTGATCGCTTCTGGTCTTGGCGATCCTCACAATCTTTACGTTCGGTTTAACGGAAGCTGATGGGACTTCGTACACGATTTCTAAGAACACTCGGATTGCAACGAGTCCCTCGCGAGCAACCTCGCCGTCGTCGCAGTTATGCGGGTGCGATTGTCTCTCGCCTTACCAGCGACTGGATGAGCACTAGGGCCAGTGCTGATGCCGAGATTCGGAACAGCCTGAGCAAGCTGCGCGACCGTTCGCGTGAGATGGTGCGGAATAATCCGTATGCAAAGCAGGCAAAACGCACCACTCAGGTCAATGTCGTTGGCAGTGGTATCAAGCTTCAGTCCCAGGTTCAGCAGGTTCGTGGCCGGAAACCCAGTGAAGCGATTAATCGCCTCATTGAAGAGAAGTGGCATTTATGGACCCGTGCGCGGTATTGCGATGTTGCGGGGCGACATAGCTTCCACATGATGGAATGGCTGGCGACTGGTGCTTTACCTGAGTCAGGCGAAGCGTTGTTTCGTATTATTCGGCGTCCGTTCGGTGGCAGTAGGGTGCCATTGGCACTTGAAATGATCGAGTCGGATGTACTGGACGAGGAGTATCAAGGTCCAACTCTTGCGAAGCTCAATGAGTGGAGGATGGGCGTTGAGATCAACGAATGGGGTCGCCCTGTTCGTTATGCGTTCTTAACTCGTCATCCTGGCGACTATTGGTTCCAGAATGCACCTCAGAAAGGTGACAAGCATGTTTTCCTGCCTGCGGAAGACGTAATTCACCTGTTTATTCCAGAGCGTCCGCAACAGCATCGCGGTGTGCCGTGGTTCCATTCGGTGATGGCTGATGCTCACCAGTTGCAGGGGTATGAAGAGGCCGCTGTGATCCGCGCTCGTGCTGGTGCTTCTGTAATGGGATTTGTCACAAGCCCAGAGGGTGAGCTTGAAGGCGATGATGTCGAGGCTGATCGCAGAATTAGCGAGTTTGAGCCTGGGATGTGGAAGTATCTGGAGCCTGGTCAGAATGTAAGCGTGCCGAATATCAGCTCGCCTGATCAGCAGTACGAGATGTTTGTGAAGAATAAGGTTCGGCGTTTTGCGTCAGGTTTTGGTTGTTCTTACGAGACGTTATCGCGTGATTTCAGCGAGACGAATTACAGCAGCAGCCGGTTGAGTTTGCTTGAGGATCGTGAGCACTGGAAGGTTATTCAGTCTTATTTGATCGAAAACTTCCATAATCGTGTGTTTCGCGAATGGCTGGATCTTGCTGTATTAGCTGGGGAGCTGCCTTTTGATGATTACGACGCTCGTCCTGAGCGTTATGACACTCCGCGATGGATGGCTCGCGGATGGGATTGGGTTGATCCATTGAAGGAAGCAAAAGCTTATCGACAGATGGAGCAGGCCGGTTACATGACCAAGGCACAGATTGTCGCGAAGCTTGGTGGAGACTTCTTTGACAATCTCACTGAGTTCTCTAGGGAACAGCAAGCAGCCTCAGAGCTTAGTGTTGAGCTTGATCGTGACATTATTGATGAACTCCCAGAGGAGGTTGAGTGATGCCTGCAATGCCAACTGAAGGTATGCGCGAAGAAGCGCAACGTTATAGAGATTGGAAAGAAGATGGTCGCGATGGCGGCACTGAAGTAGCTGCTCGTCGCGCCACTCAAATCCTTAGCGGAAACGAACTAAGCGACGACACTATTGTCGAAATGAGTGCTTGGTTTGCTCGGCACGAAGTGGACAAGAAAGCTGAGGGGTTTAGCCCTGGTGAGGAGGGTTATCCTTCTCCAGGCCGTGTTGCCTGGGCTGCCTGGGGCGGTGACGCTGGCAAGGCTTTTTCTGATCGCACTGTTGAATCTATGGACCGCTCAATTGATGAAGAGACCAGGGCAGAACCCGATGAATTAAAAGTCGGTGATTTCGTGCGTTGGAACACTCCTGGCGGAAACGCTCAGGGCAAGATTACAAAAATCATCCGCGATGGCCAGCTTGATGTACCTGGAGCGGAAGTTGTAATTAATGGCGAGGAAGAAAATCCTGCAGCGTTAATTCAAATTTACCGTGAAGGGAGC